TTGAAACTGCACAGCAGTATTTAAATACGTCAGCAGGAAATATGGTTCAGTTGATTGTTGATGAACTTGACGGGCAAAAAACCGGCTTCTGTGCATTCACTGAAAAAATGAGGGCACACAAGATGGTCGTTAAAATGTCTAGTTTCGAACAGAAAAAGTCGCAGGGAAGTTGGGGCGCTATTATTTTCCAACCTTTTGCAATCAGCTCGATGGTAGGCGTATAAGTAGTATTTTGTAGTTTAATCGCAAGACGAAAAAGGCATTCTTATGAATGCCTTTTTATTTTATGGAGATTTAAAATGGCCGAACTCCCCAAGCTATCATCCGGCAATACAGTCAGTGTTGGATGCAAGATTCCTAACGGGATCCACATGGATTTTCTGACACCTGGCAAACCTCTTCGCCGCGTTACTTTACGCGGTACAAACGCATCGCGCGTTATAGGAGGTTTTGGTATTACTGAAAACGTACCGAAAGAATTTTTTGACGAGTGGATGCGGCTGAATGCAGAACACCCGGCGGTTGTGAATGGTTTTATTTTTTCAATGAATAAAACAAACGATGCCGAAGCCAGAGCAACTGAGATGAAAGCGGAAAAGAACGGGTTTGAACCTTTAGATCCTGATAAGCCTGGTAAAGACTTAAAAAAATTCACCGTGGCAGATTAATTTAAAGGCGTAATAATGTCAGTCGTATTTAACTACTCCACATGGGCACTTCGTTTTCCGGCTCTTGCGGCGAACGTACCAGAAACGCTGGCGCAACTTTATTTTAATGAAGCCTGTCAATATTGTGATAACACCGGATGCAGTCTGGTTACAGATGACAGTATTGGCGGGCAACGCGAGACATTTTTAAATTTAATAACGGCGCACATAGCCACATTAAATTCAGGTACTGCGGCGCAACCTGCTACAGGCATCGTAGGCCGCATTAATAGTGCGACTGAAGGAACTGTTACCGTACAGCTTGAGAATAAATATCAGGAAGGTACAGCGCAGTGGTGGCAGCAAACGCAGTCGGGCTCTAGCTACTGGGCGATGTCGAATCAATATCGCAACGCATTGTACGTTGTAACCCGCCCACGTAATTTCTGGCCATCATGAGCGCGTCATTTAAAAGTTCAGGAACACTGAACGCGAGATTAGCAGAGTTAGCGACGAATTTAAAGGCAGCCCAAAAAGTCCACGTAGGGTTTTTGGAATCAGCAACCTACGAAAATAAGCCTGTTGCTTACATTGCGGCGATACAGGAGTTCGGCGATCCAGGTTCGGGCATCCCTCCCCGACCTTTTTTCCGCACGATGATTGCGAATGAAAAAAACCATTGGGGGCAGGATATAGCGAAAAAGTTATTGGCTACTAATTACAATGCTAAACAGTCATTAGATCAGATGGGGCAGGAAATAAAAGCCGAATTGCAGACATCGATTATCGATCTGGTCGCACCGCCCTTATCGCGCACAACAATTATGCTGCGCGCCATGCGCGCTGCAGACCCAACGTTAGGCGATAACGGAAACCCGATATCGTACGCGACAGTAAATGAAGCGCGTGCCAGGGTTGCGGCAGGCGAAAGCACAAATGGGGTATCAGAAAAACCACTGATAGATTCAGGGCACATGCTGAATAGCGTGGATTACGAGGTAGACCCGGAATGAACTTGCACAATATCGTAGCGCCAGTTATAGCCGCAATTAACCCGTGGCTTACCGCTTCTTATCAGCAGTCCACAACACCTACAATTGGCATCGATTTTACGCAGACACCAGGATATTTGCCGGCAGTAAATGTTCAGGTGCAAAAGCAACCGATTCAGTGGAAAGATTTACAGCAAGTTAGCGGACTGAATTTAGTCGGCGAAAAATGCGTGATGTATGTTAGCGGTAACTGGCAAGGCGTATCACGACCAGCCAGTAAAGGCGGCGATTTAGTTACGCTGCCGGATGGCACTGTCTGGCTGGTTATTATGCCACTTGAAAACTGGTATTCGACGGACGGATGGACAAAAGTAGCGTGCGTTTTGCAAAACGGGAGTTAAATAGTGGTGACGGCGACGATTAGCATTACTGAAGCCGATCTGTTTCAGACTCTCGGCAATTTTTTAACTTACGTACTACCCTCCGGGACGCCTGTCGTAAAAGCGCAGACAAACCGCGTGGCAGAACCAGCAAACACTAATTTTGTCACGATGACACCATCGTTACGACAACGTTTAGGATTTAACTGGACTGAATTTAGCGACGGGTACCCAAGTACAGCCTCAGTGCAAACAGATAACGCGCCTACTGACGTGTCAGTTCAGTTAGATATTCACGGTCCGCTGGCGGCCGATAATTTACAGATACTGACAACATTGTTCTGGTCAGGCTGGGGGTGTGATCAGTTCGCCACATCTGGATTCGATATTACACCGCTATGGTGCAGCACTCCGGTTCAGGCACCTTTTTTAAATGCAGAACAGCAGATTGAAACGCGCTGGACTGTGGACTTTCATATGCAGGTAAACGCTGTTGTCACAATCACCCAACAATTCGCTGCAGCACTGGACGTTGAACTGGTTTCTGTAGAAGCGGTGTATCACCCTTAATTTAATTTCACAGCTTGCTTTTAGCAGCTTTTATATGGAGTAACGCATGAGTACAATACCAGCATCGGCCATTGTCCAGGTCAACCCCAGTGTTTTATCGGCCGGCGGTTCTGGCTTAGATTTATCCGGGCTATGTCTGGATAACGGCACTCGCACACCAATCGGAACAGTTCCTTCATTTCCTTCAGCACCCGCTGTCGGTGCATATTACGGATTAGCTTCAGTACACTACGCTAACGCTCTTATATATTTCGCGGGTTTTCAAGGTTCGAACATTAAGCCTGGCGCATTATTGTTTGCGCAATACAACCAAAACGCCGTACCCGCATATATCCGCGGCGGTGCAACAGCGGCTTTATCACTGACAGCGTTACAGGTTCTTAGCGGCACGTTAATCGTCACTGTAGAAGGCGTACAGAAAACGTCGGGGGCGATCACTTTATCTGCGGCTACCAGCCCCGCAAACGCTGCGACGATCATTACCACAGCATTCGGCGCGTACGACGGTGTTACCAGCGCCGCGACAACTATCGCTACAGGCACGACAACCAGCGTAACAGGCTCAATCACCGGCTATACCCTGACAGTGACTGCTGTCGGTTCAGGCGCTTTAGTTGTCGGCGGCGTACTGTCTGGCACAGGCGTTACGACAGGTACAGCGATTACGGCACAACTTACTGGCACGACGGGAGGTATTGGCACTTATACTGTCAGCCTTAATCAGACAACAACATCAACCACGATTACGCAATCATACGGGTTGATGACTGTTGCAGCGATGTCGTCAGGTACTCTGTATGTCGGATCAGTCATATCAGGAGGTACTACTGCAGCCGGTACAACCATTACAGCTCTGGGCACCGGTACAGGTGCAGCAGGTACATATATTACGTCAGGCGGCGCGCAAACAGTATCTGCGACCACAATCAGTTCAGGTCCGCTCACCTGTACTTATGATAGCGTTTCCGGTAACTTCGTTTTAACCGGCGGCGCCCCCGGTGCAGCAGGTACGATTGGTTACTGTACCGGCACACTGGCTACTGCTTTGTCGATGACTTCGGCGACCGGGGCCGCATTGTCGCAAGGCGCGGTACCTGGAACACCTGCAGCCTTCATGGCGGGCATCGTCGCGCAGACAACTAACTGGGCAACTTTCTTTACCCTGTTCGATCCTGATAATGGTTACGGCAACGTGAATAAACAGGCGTTCGCTAACTGGGACGGCTTGCAAAATAGCGAATTCGCTTATGTTGCGTGGGATCTCGATATCACTCCGACGCAATCGAACGCAGCAACAAACAGTCTCGGCTATATTCTTAAAAATAACTCAACTTCGGGAACTATTTGCGTTTACGACCCAAATAACACCGGACTGGCAGCTTTTACTTCAGGTTCTATTGCATCGATCGATTTCACGCAGTTAAACGGACGTTCGACACTGGCGTTTAAATCGCAGTCCGGATTTACGTCAACTGTCTCGTCACAGACTGTATCTTCTAATCTGATCGCTAACGGATACAATTTTTACGGCTCTTACGCGACAGCCAATCAGGGTTTCCAGTTTTTTAATCCAGGCCAGATTTCAGGTCAGTTCCAGTGGGCGGATAGCTACGTTAATCAGATATGGATGAATTCAGCGTTCCAGCTAGTGTTAATGACACTGCTGACCAGCGTGAAAGCTATTCCTTACAACTCGCAAGGTTACGCTTTAATTCGCGCAGCGTTAAGCACAGTGATTACGCAAGCGGGTAACTTCGGCGTATTTCAGCCAGGCGTTCAGTTATCTGCTTTGCAGATTGCCGAAGTCAATACGGCGGCAGGCACGCCGATCGATGCGATTTTGTTTTCACAAGGGTATTATTTGCAGATTTTGCCTGCCACTGCGCAGGTGCGGGGGGCCCGCGGTTCTCCGCCGATGACTTTTTGGTACATGGATGGCGGATCAGTACAAAGCATGAATTTAGCCTCAGTCGAAGCTCAATAATAAAGGATATTCACCATGAGCATTACTTCAGCAAACAGTACCCTTTATCTGGGCGTAACAAGTTTGTTTAACACCCCGCAACAAATGATAGGCTTCGCACAAGATGACGCCTATGAGGTTGACGCGGTAGATCCTGTCGAAGCCCTGATCGGCGTTGACGGAATTATGTCGACTGGCTGGGTGCCGCAGATTAAAATTATGCACGTCACCCTGCAACCGGATAGTGTGTCGAATGTCTTTTTCGAGGCGTGGTACGCATCGCAGGAAGCGCAACGTGAAATTTATCAGGCATTCGGTACGATATATCAGCCTGGCATCTCACGGGCATACGCGTTAACGAATGGAGTTCTGGCTAATTACACGCCTTTAGCTGCGGGTAAGAAAGTGCTGGCACCGCGCCGGTTTCAGATCAAATGGCAAACAATCTTAGGAGCACCTGCATAATGCGTAAAACCGCAACCATTACGATCGCGGCGGAAGGACGGGATAAAGGCAAAGTATTTCAGCTGAAAGAATTGCCTGCTTCACAAGCTGAACGTTGGGCGATGAAAGTTTTTCTGGCTTTGGCTAAAAGTGGCGTCGATATACCGGAAGATGTCATGCAATCAGGTATGGCAGGGATCGCTGCCGTCGGGTTCAAAGCTTTAGCGGGTATGAATTACTATGATGCGGAACCGCTGATGGATGAGATGTTCCAGTGCGTGCAGGCCGTGCCAGACCCGGGTAAACCGGCGGTGCTTCGCAATCTGATTGAAGATGACATCGAAGAAGTGCAAACCCGGTTGTTGCTACGTAAAGAGATTCTTCTGTTGCACGTAAATTTTTTGCCAGCCGCCGGAAACACGCTGTAAGATTCGGCGGCATACCTGATCAGCGCCGTATTGATTATCTGAATGTCCCCCGTACGCTCGGGATGGTACTTTCGCATAAAATGGCGACGCTGGAACAATTAGATACGATTTACAGTGTTGAAGATGTGTACGATATGATCGAAATAATCATGGTAGATAACTACAACACGAATCTTGACAGAGAAGAATAATGCCGACAGTAATTGATTCTTTTGTTGTATCGTTAGGGCTTGACGCTAAAGGCTTCACGCAGGGGCAGAAAGACGCGGCCAAAGCGTTGACAGATATGGAACGTCAGTCCGTTAAAACGGGTCAGCAAATAGAAAAGGCAGGTAAAGCATCAGTAGCCGCGTTCAGCTCTCTGAAACGGGAATTGTTTGCAGTTATAGGGCTGCTTGTTGCGGGGGCAGGCGTTAAGTCGTTTATCGGCGGTATGCTGGATATGACGGCATCAGTAGAGCGAATGTCGACTAATTTTGCGTTAAATAAGCGCAGTATTTTTGAGTGGCGCGTAGCAGCTGAACAGGCAGGGGGAACGGCTGAAGAAGCCACAGCCGCAATCTCTAAAGCGAATGATGAGTTTGCGCGATTTCATAAATACCGTGAAGTTAGCCAGGGCGTTCTGGTCAATGGTGTCGATATTTCTGGTGCTTCAGACGGATTAGATTTACTGCTTAAAAAATCAGAAGCCATTGCGCGTGTAAGGAATAACGTACTAAATAAAGGCGGCTCGCAGGGGCAAGCTGAAGCAGCAGGCAATTTAGCGACATCCGAACTGGGTATCGCGCTAAGTTTGTACCCGATTCTGAAAGATGGCCCGGAAGGAGCTAAAAAATTATTGCAGGCGAATAAAGCTTTAGTTGATCAGGAATTAAAACTAGCTGCGGATTCTGAAAGTTTACGTAAAGAATGGAACAAAGTAACTAATAGTTTATCGGCTGCTGGGCTTAGCGTGTTAAATCATTTTATGCCAGCGATAAAAAAATTCGCAGACTATTTGTTAACCCCGGAATTTCAGACTGATTTAGATAAATTAACGCAAGGCGCAGCTGATGTAGGCGACGCTTTAGTGTGGCTAGCTCGTAAATTAAAATGGGTTATAGGCGATAGTTCGCCGACAGGGGATACCCCCCGCGTTAAAGGTAAAAATGGATACACCTACAAAGACGGCGTAATCGATAAAAACGATCCAAATAACTATGTTGGCGGCACCACAGCAACCGGGCACACGTTAAATGATGCGAATCCAGAGTATCAGCAAGCATTACGCGTTCAGGGATACGAAAACGCGACTAATTTAAATGAAAAAAAATTGCGCATCACTAATAAATTAAAAGCGATGGGCTATACGACGGATCAGGCGCGCGCCATCGCAGGAAATTTACAAGCTGAAAGTGGGCTAGATACCGGAGCTTACAATCCGCGGGGCGGAGGGCAAGGTGCGAGAGGGTTAGGTCAATGGCGCGGCGCGCGGCAAGATGCGTTCAAAAAAATGTTCGGGCATGGCGTTGAAGGTAGCACTGAAGATGAACAACTGAAATTTCTGAAATATGAATTGGATACGAACTTAAGGTATAAAAACGCCTTGTCAGGATCGTCAGTAGGTGCAATGACTGAATCATTCGCCCGTATTTATGAAGCGCCGAGCGCTGCAGAGTTATCATCGTCTTTGAAAAAACGGCTAGGCTACGCGGGGGCGCTCGGGGCGAATGCAACAGCAGTGGGCAAGAGCGCCAGTAATTCGTCATCAACTACGGTGAATATCGATTCAGTTAATATAAAAACAGCAGCAACCGATGCACCAGGTATTGCAGGGACGATTAAACCTGCGATTCAGGTGGCGATGGCGACGACTGGAGTGCAATAATGGGTTCAGGTATCCCCCAACTGGTTAACGATATCGGTTTAGCCGTCGACGTTGCGGTTTTGCTGACTTCCGATATTATTATCGGCGCTAACGGTTTAGTTAACTCCGCGCAGCAAGCCAATAATCAGGGCGTTAATCAGGCAATTTATAACGGCATATACGCAGGTATCACTCAAACGCCGATTAAACTGCAGTGGGGTATTTATCTTAATGGTGTACCGGTCTTGCAGCCAGATACAGTGCTGTCACTTGAATACCATAAAGAATCGAGCGTACCAGATTATCCAGTTGAAGGCGGCTCCTTTGGGCAGTACAATAAAATTGCAAAACCCTATGAGGCACGGATACAGATGGCTGTTGGCAGCAACGGACCTGACGGGTCGGCTAACAGGGCATTTTTTTTAGATGATTTAGAAACATTGGAAGCCAGTTTCGATCTGTATGATATTGTCACGCCAGAAAAAACATACCTGAATGCGAATATCACCGGGTTTGATTACCGGCGCACATCTGGTCAGGGTGCCGGTATGATTGTCGCTGATATTTCGCTGGTCGAAATCAGGGTTAGTACTTCTGCAGCATTTAGCAATACGGCGCAACCTGATGGTGCTGCGGCCCAGCCAAATCAGGTAACACCCCAACCACCGCCGGTTAACGCCCCGGCGGCCTCGACTGTTTTAGGAAATTAGCTATGCAAACTATCCCGCTGATTGATGAATATGCACAAACGATCACGGTAGGGTTAGGCGGCCAGAATTGCACAATTAATTTATACCAGAAGTCGACCGGATTCTTTTGCGATCTGTATGTAGGCGGCACACTTATTGTGGGCGGCGTACTGTGCAATAACTGGACCAAAATAGTCCAGAATACCTATCTCGGTTTTCTGGGTGATCTGGCTTTTTACGATACGCAGGGAACAAATCCCCCAAGTAGTCCGGGACTCGGCGCGCGATATCTTCTTTATTATTTACAGGTATCTGATTTGAACGGGGCAGGTTGATGAGTTTCGTTAAACGTGTCATTGAAGTCACGCTCACATTAGGTACAGGCGATTTTGGAAACGGTCTTGGTAGTAGCGTAACGTTGTCAGGTTATCGTGTCCGGTGCGATTGTCAGATTCATGGCGGCGATGCTGGCGCCGCCGTACAGTTGCGTATATCCGGGGTAACGCTTCCGCTAATTAACCAGTTAACATGTCTTGGCCAAATTTTAGGCCAGTACAAAGGCGGTAATACAGTACGGGTTGCGGTCGGAAATAGCGGTTCAGCATTGACAACTATTTTTACAGGCTCGATTATCACCGCTTGGGGTGACTTTGCGTCGCCGCCCGATTCAGCATTGAATATTACCGCGATAGCCTATTTATGGCACGCAGTGTTGCCGGTGAACGCCTCAAGTTTTCCTGGTACAACGTCCATAAATACGATATTTCAGGCTATCGTAGCAGGTATGAATAATGCGGTGCCTTCACTTAATCTGACTTATTCCAATCCGCAAAATATTGCTACGACACTGACTAATATGTATCTTCCAGGGTCAGGCTTAGATCAGATCCGTGAATGCGCGGCGGCGGCAGGTGTAAATTATAAAATAGAATTAGGCGTATTGACGATATGGCCGGTGAATGGTTTTATCCCGAATATAGGGTTAATACCTATCATATCGCCTAGTAACGGTCTGGTTAGTTACCCTACTTTTTCACAACAGGGGGTTGATATAAAAACTGTATTTTTACCGAATCTGAGTCAGGGCAACCGATTTACGGTAACTGACAGCGCATTAACACTGGCTAATAACACCTGGACCATTGCTTCTGCTGTACATACGCTGGAAAGCGAAACGCCGGGCGGCGCGTGGTTCACAGTATTAAAGGGGATATGGGTTGGATGATGATGCTTATCAGAGTACGGCGACTGCAGCTAATATGCAGGGCGACTATAACGCGCTGATCTACACAATAACCCAAATACTAAATCGCAAACACACAGCAACATTAGTGCAGGTTGTTTCAGTCACTAATACGGGCACAGACGCCGCGGTTGGATTCGTTAGCGTACAGCCCCTAATTAATCAGACGGATGGATACGGTAACGCTATACCTCATTCTATTTTGAGTGGTGTGCCTTATTTCCGTATGCAGGGAGGGGCGAACGCAATAATTTTAGACCCACAAAAAGGCGATATCGGGCTGGCAGTTTTTGTTGAAAAAGACATCAGTAAGGTCGTGGCTAATAGCGCGTCAGCGTCATCCTCTACGGCAGGCACACCTAATAATCCGTTACTAAGCAACCCCGATTCGAACCGTCGGTTTTCCATGTCAGATGGCGTGTATTTTGGCGGATTTTTGAATGGGATACCAACGCAATACGTTCAGTTCAGTGCGACCGGTATAACGCTGGTATCGCCAAATCTGATCGAGCTGCAGGCAACGGATATTAAATTAGTTGCACCTACTATAGAGCTTAACGCAACATCGTCGGTCACAGTGACGACACCTACATTTACGGTTAACGGTAACGCAGTGGTGACAGGCAGCGTGGCGGCGACTGGCGATGTAACAACAGCAGTAGGTGGGGGTCACAGTTTAACTACGCACCATCATCAGGTGGTTAACGTACAGACCGGCAGTTCAACTATCAACACAGGAACTACAGTTTAATGAACACATTATTTTTGCTGCCGTCGACCTGGGATTTAGCGCAAGATGCTTTCGGTAACATCGCAATGTCAACCGAACCTTACTCACTGGTGCAAGACGCGGCCAGTACCGTCAGGACATTCGCAGGCGAAGTTTATTATGATACGACGCAAGGACTGCCTTATTTCACTCAGATTTTCGGTGTCACCCCTATACCCTATGAACTGATCCGCGCTAACGCTATTGCAGCAGCGAATACAACACCTGATATCGCTTCGACACAACTGTTTTTTACCGGGCTTGTTAACCGCAGTTTATACGGTCAGCTTCAGGTGACGTCTGTAACCGGCGCAACAGCAGCTCTGGCTGTACCACTATCAGGCGGGCAAGGCGTACAGGGCGCGCAAACATTCACATTAGATGCATCCGTGTTAGGCGGCGGCGACATTTTAGGATGACTATGAAAAAAATTATCGTGTTTGTGCTGTTTCTGTCGGCGGGTGCACTGCTTTATTCGCAGACAACAGGATTTCCCTGGTCTGAAGGTCAGACAGTAACAGCGACATCCCTGAATAATGCTTTTACTGCACGCGTAACTTATACCTCTGGCCCACTCTTAAAATACGGTGTGATGCTGGGAAACGGTTACGGCGACAGCCAGACGCTTAATAACTACGGTCTGAGTAGCTACGTACTAACATCTAACGGTCCTGGTGTACCGCCTTACTGGGCGCCGGGCGGCGGCGGGTCATTTACTTACCCAGGTGCCGGGATACCTAATTCGTCCGGATCTGCATGGCTTCCTTCTTACGCTACAACCGGAACAGGTAACGTTGTTTTATCTAACGGCGGCACTTTAGTCGCCCCTGCGCTGGGTATGCCAGCGTCAGGCGATATAACGAATCTGACAGGTACGTGCGCTGCTTGTAATATTAGCGGAAACGCAGCAACAACTACATTGGCCGCTGAAGCGACCGCTACAGCGGGCGGGACCACGAATACTATTTCCTACCAGACAGCGCCAGGTGTGACGGCCTATATCACGGCGCCGGTATCATCATCAACATTTTTAGAGTGGAACGGCACATCTTTTATTTGGGGCACTTCACCAGGAGGCTTCACTAACCCGATGACGACGGCGGGCGATCTGATTTACGGCGGCGCCAGCGGCACCCCAACCAGATTACCAACAGGGTCAGGCGTTCTTGTTGGCGGTACCACACCAAGCTACAGTTTAAATGTGCCCGGCTTAACGGCAGGCTACGCCACCTTAGCGGCTACAGCGGTTAATGTGTACGGCGGATCAGTCAGCACAAACAGCGTAACACTGACCAGTGGGCGTGCAGGCACATTTACCTGCACATCGGGGGGATCGATCACGATCACAAACACGAATATATTATCAACGTCTAACGTTATCATCTCAACGAATACCCCAGGCGGTACTGTTTCATGGACGCCAAACATTAAAACGATTACCAGCGCGACGTCTTTTGTTGTTATTTGCGCTACCTCAGACACCAGTATTTATAATTACGTCATTTTGAATTAAATGGTACCAGGCTATTAATAATTAGGATTCTCAATGTCGACAAACGTACCATTTCCAAGTATAGGCACGAACGGTTGGGTACCGCCAACTGAAGAAGCAATACTGACTGGCGTTCAGGCGGATTTAAACCAGGCTTTCGGCGGTAATCTTAATCCTGCACTGACATCGCCCCAAGGTCAGTTAGCGACATCGCTGACAGCGATTATTGGCGACGTGAATAGTCAGTTTTTGACGCTGATGAATAATGTCGACCCTGCGTTTTCTTCCGGGCGGATGCAAGACGCTATCGGGCGCATTTATTTTATGACCCGTATCGCTGCGCAGGCCACTGTCGTTACCTGCACCTGCATAGGCGCTGTCGGGGCAATTATACCTATTAACGCTACGGCGATCGATCAGGCAGGCAATATCTATCTGGCCACAGCAGGCGGAACAATACCAACAGGCGGCAGTATATCGCTGACGTTTGAATGCAGTACCGCCGGACCTATCGCCTGCCCTATCGGCTATTTAAGTTCTATTTACAAAACGGTACCTGGCTGGAACAGCATTTACAACCCGGCTGCAGGTGTAGTCGGGTACAACACGGAGACACCCCAGGCATTCGAATTGCGCCGCGAACAATCTGTCGCGATTAATGCGCAAGGTAGTCTGCCGGCGGTTGTGTCGGCCTTATTCGCCGTAGCTGGCGTGGAAGATGTTTACGTTATTCAGAACCCGCTATCCATTACGAGCGGCGCTGTTGTTACAGGCAGTATTTCAGGCACAACGTTCACTGTTACTGCAGTAGCATCCGGTACTGTTGCGGTCAATCAGATGCTGACAGGAAGCGGTATTACGCAAGGCACTTATATCACATCGCTGGGTACAGGCACAGGTAGTACGGGAACATACGCGCTGAATTTTTCACAGACTGTCGGCAGTGAATCCATCACCTGTGCAGTAGGCGGTGTTCAGTTGCTGCCCAACTCAATTTATGCGTCTGTATATGGCGGCGTTGCACAAGCAATCGGTAACGCCTTGTGGGCTAACGTCAGTCCCGGGTGTAACTACAACGGAAATACGACCGTGACAGTGTATGACACCGCTTCAGGTTATAACCCGCCCTACCCGTCTTATCAGATTGCTTTTGAAACACCGGCGGCCACACCAATACTGTTTAGTATTTCTATGCAGTTAAATAGTAATACGCCTTCTAACGCTATCGCTTTAGTTCAGGCTGCGGTAATTCAGTCTTTTGCAGGGCAAGACGGCGGCACTAAGGCGCGTATTGGCAGTTCTCTTTATTCCAGCAGATACTACGCTAATATTGCCGCGCTCGGTTCGTGGGCGGTTATTTACTCAATAGAATTAGGCGTTACAGCACCGACGCTAAGTTCGGTGTTGATGGCAGCGAATCAGGTTCCGACTTTATCAGCAACGAATATCGCCGTAGTTTTCTCTTAATATGCAAAATTTAGAACAAACAATTCTTGCTCAGTACGCCAATTCGCCAACACTAAATAGTGTGGTTCAGGCATGGAATTCTGAGTTAGACCCAACAACTAATATCAATAATTTTTACAATAACGTATGGAATATTGAAACGGCGACCGGCTACGGTCTGCAGGTGTGGGGGCGTATCGTTAATATCGGTAACACGGTGAGTTTGCCTGCGGGTATGCCATTTGGTTTTGAAGAAGCAACAACAGCCAGCGCGGCGGAATTCGGGCAGTCCAATTTCTATAACGGAACGCAAACAACCAGTAATTACGTGTTGTCAGATCCAGTGTTCAGGACGCTTATTCTGGCTAAAGCGCTCATGAATATCAGCACATCGACGTCATCTGCCTACAACCAGATTTTAATGGCGTTATTCCCCGGCAGGGGAAACGCTTACGTAACAAATTTAGGTAACATGCAGGCCAGGCTGACTTTCGAATTTACGCTGCAGCCTTACGAATTAGCGATTATTAAGCAGACAGGAGCGATCACACCACCGACCGGCGTTCTGTTTGATGTTATGCAGGTTCAGTTGCCTTTTGCTTTTGGTTTTGCTGAAGCCGATGGCGGGTCAGCTTTTCCTGCCGTCGTTATTAATTCTATTTACGCCGCGACGTGGCAGGGTAACCAATTACAGTACACAACACCCCGGACTAACTATCTGGACAATGCAGCATTAAATGTGCTGACACAATGTACGGCCACCTATAATAATGCAACGTCACCAGACGGTACAACTGATGCTACGTTAATCACACTAAGCGCAGCAGTTACCGCGCCAGTTTGCGGATGGACTTCAGCAGGCACACCTTTTTCGTCCACTAATTTTTCAGGGTTAGCAACTACTTTTTCTGTTTATGTTTTGGTTGGCACACTAACCTGCACGGTTGATCTGTTCATTAATGACGGCAGCGGAACGCTGCAGGCTAACAGTACGGTAAATATTGCCACAGGCGCGATTACGAATATAGCTGCCGGGGGTGTTGTAGTTACTCCTTTAGCGGGCGGCTGGTATTGCTTCGCCATAACGGCTACGTTTGCCGGCGGCTCTGCAAACGGTTACGAATGCTATGTCACGCCAGACGCCAGTTCAGCTAACGATAACCAGACATTTTGGATTGCTAATTCACAGTTTGAATCGGGGGCAGGGCAGACCAGTTTCATACCGACATCAACCACGTCTGGCGCTACGGTCACAGATTATACGCCCGGCGTGGATAACAGCACAGTCACTTTTAGTGTCGCACCTGCAGCCACAGTCGCCCTGACATGGAATGGTACAGCACAAAGTAACATCGTTAGCGGCGACAGCGCGACAGCACAAAACGCGCTGTTTGGAACCGGAAACGGTACTACAACAACATTCAACATGACGAATAATTTGCCAATTACGATATATTTAAGCGGGTTAGGCAGCGCTACAGGATTTAATACCGGCACACTTTTTGAAGGGTACTCTTAATATGCAAGTAGCAAATGTTCCGGCAGGGTTCCCGATTCCCTTCGCTAATAACGCGGGAGCCGGATTTATACGAACAATCCCGACAGCTTCTCAGATAGGCATCACAGCAGGGGCGGCATCGCTTACTGACGGGTTCCCCCCTCTGACATTTAACCCTACAGCCGCTGGCGGCGTACCTCCTTTCGGTCAGGATTTTAACGGCATACTGAAGGAAATAACTGCGGCGATTCAAGGTTTGCAGGCCGGGTATATATACGGTTTTAGCCCTACATTTTGCGAAGCGATCGGAGGCTATCCAAACGGCGCAATTATCGCAAATGCTGCGCGTAATACGTTCTGGGTATCGACAGCGGATAACAATTTAACGAATCCAGACGCAGCTAACGCCACCTTTACAGGGTACATTACCGGCACAATTCTGACTGTTACGGCTATCAGTACAGGTACTGTCGCTATCGGACAACTTTTGTCTGGCACCGGCGTAACTTTAAATACGCAGATTGTTAGTTTTGGCACAGGATCTGGCGGTACAGGAACGTACAACGTACAGACGACGCAAACCAATAGCAGCACGACGATTACGGCTGCTGGTGCATCGAACTGGCAGTATTTCATTCAGACACTAGGTAACTTAAGTGTTGAGGCTTTTTCGGCCGTTAGCGCCGCTATCAGCGGTAGTTTTTCCGCATCAGCATTAAACGCATCGGGTACGGCGTTAGGTATTACCAACGTATCAGGATCTGGTACGGCGTGGTACAAATCTTTTTTCGGCGTATCAGGATCGGCCATTTTTCTGTTGTCATCTTCAGTACAGGCATCCCAGGCTGCGGCAAATGCGGCGTCATACACTTCTTACCGGCCCTTCCAGTGGAATGCCAGTACAGGTGCAGTGACAATAGATGCCACGGGAGCGGGAGCTTATTTTGGCGGGGCGGCCTTCGCGGCGACAGCAGCATCAAATACGGCGACAACACAGCTGGCAACAACGGCTTTTGCTAATCCTGGCAATTCCATCAGCGCAAACGGCTACGTAAAACTGCCTAGCGGGATTATTTTTCAGTGGACGCAAGGGGCTAATCAGGCAGTTGCAGGCAGCCAGGTTGTTAACTTCCCGATCACATTCCCCAACGCAGTGCTGAAAGCGTGCGTATCGAGCTTATATTCATCCGCTTCTCAGTACGGGACTTACGGATTCTATTCATCAGCAGTTGGCTCAGCAGCCGTGATACGGAGCAATTCAGATAACGGTAATGGTGTCACCCCGGTTATTTTCGCCATCGGGTATTAATTAAAAAGGTAACGCATGCAAGCTTCTAACGCACCAACCCCTTTTCCGATACCTTTTGCGAATGCCGCCGGAGGTTCTTACACAAGGCCCATACCGACTGCTTCGCAGATTAACGTAACACCAGGGGCGGCATCATTAACTGACGGTTTTCCCCCGCTCACTTTCGTATCGGTATCTAACGGCGGGGTCCCTCCTTTCGGTCAGGATTTTAACGGGCTGCTAAACGAAATAACGTCAGCTATACAGTGGCTGCAGGCGGGTTTCACCCCAAGCTATAACGCCGCGTTTTGCCAGTTTGTGGGCGGCTATGCATCAGGCGCCGTATTAGGTAACGCAGCCGGAACAACATTCTGGAAATCGACAGCCGATAATAACTTTTCTAATCCTGATGCGGCAGCAGCCTCTGTTACCGGCACAATTACCGGTACAGTTTTAAATGTGACCGCTGTTGGTTCAGGTACGCTGGTTTTAGGTCACATTTTGTCAGGTACGGGTGTGACGACCGGCACACAGATTGTCAGTTTTGGTACAGGATCAGGCGGGACAGGGACGTATAACCTGCAAAACTCGATGACGGTCGGGAGCGAAACGATTACAGCGGCAGCAGCGGCCAACTGGGTTATTTATAACCAGCTAGGCGCAACGCAAGCGACGAACACCAGCAACACGACGCTGGCCACCACGGCGTTTGCTAACCCCGGTGCGTCGCTGGGCACATCAGGCTACGCTAAGCTGCCTAGCGGACTGATTATACAGTGGGGAACCGTGTCAGCAACCACGGCAGGTGTCGCCGTGACTTTTGCGATTACCTTTCCAACCGGCGCTTACACCTGTACGCCGGCAGCGCAGAACGGCGCTACCGTCGCGGCCTTGTCATCTTCAGTACCGACAACAACGGGGGCCACGATTTATGCGGCTTCCGGAACCGTTGCCGCAACTTATATTACTATCGGCCATTAATTAAAGGACTACCATGAACGTGCTTTACTCCCCTTCGGCGCATGCCAACACAACGGTACCAAGCAAAGGTTTTTATTTCGCGACAGATGTCAATGCACCGGCGGATGCTTTTTTGGTATCTGATGCTGACCACATGACTGCGGTTAATCTGCCGCACGGTTCATCGTACAGTTTCACCGCGCCCACTTCACCTTTTACCGAAGTGGAAGGGGAACAGGTTGCGGTTTACGCCGTGCTCACCACCACAGCACCAAGTGAAGACGTGCTGATTAAACAGGCGCAAGAAAACCAGACAGCACTTATCACAGCCGCTTATCTGGCTGCAATTAACGAGCCTGTAGAGTATATGGGTACAACGTTTAACGCAGATCAGACATCGCTGACTACATTGAATAACGCCGTCGCTGCTGCAATGGGCAATGCCCCGCCCGGGTTTGCCTGGTATGATACAAAAGACAATGCCGTACCGATGACTTTCTCACAACTGCAAGGGCTGGCAAGCGCTATATTTTTGCGCACACAGCCTTTATTCGTCCATAAGCAAACACAAAAAGCGGCCATATTCAGGGCATCGTCAATTGCTGCTGTACAAGCTATTAACTGGTGAAGTAAAATACGGTCTTTAGCAGCATAAACTTTTATACGGAAAGCATCATGGATAACACAGAACCACAAAGCGACCTGAAGGCTGACGCAGAAAAACTGCTTACTGACGTCGAGCAAATAGTT